TCAGGCGATAATATTCTGGTACTTGCTCCGGGTTTCTCCGGCTTTCGTAGCAGTCTGAGTAAATGATGACGCATTGGTCGGTGTGCCAACGCTGGGGTGTGAGTGACTGGCGCACTGCCTTGCCAGTTCTGCCAGCAAATCAATGGTGTCCAGCATCATGGTCAGGGCATTGATACTCTCACTGCCAATATGGACAGTTGTCCCCATGACCTGCTGACCGCCAGCGGCCACTGATTTACGCAGTGCGGCAATCTTCTCTGTCAGGCTTTCGCCAACCTCCACGGCTACAGCTCCGCCCACTTTAGTGGACTGCTGTCCTGCTATGTCCGTTTCTTCGTTTCCTTCAATACTGGCCAGCCTGTTACCTTTCACCGCCTGGCTATAATCACCGGCGCTTACCTGCTGGATGGCTCCGGCCAGCAGTGTGGCGGTTCCCAGTACCGTGGTTTTATCCGTGGCTTTCACTGTGGTTTCACGGCTGACCAGTTCGCGCTGTTCTGTATCGGCTTTCACGGTTCGCACCATTGATGTTTCGCTGATGGTCTGATCGGTCTGCCTTACCCAGTCACCCGCCTGAGTCACCCTCAGGGATACTTCTTCCCGCTGCTGCTGCAATTGCTCACCGGGTTTAACGTCCGGCAGGCTGGTACCATCCGGCAGCGTCTGCCTGATAAAGGGTTTATCCGGTCTGCCTCCCGTGAATGCAACCTCAACCAGCGTCCCTTCTGGCGGAAACTGAAACATACCTGAATCATACCCGGCCATTGGTACCGGCAGCGGCACCGCTGAATAAACAGGCGTCTGATTGTCCGGATTTCCGTCTGCGTCAAGCAGCTGCACGTCCACGGCGTAACGTGGCCGGAAGGGATCGGCAAAGTTACCGCTTTTTACCGGCTCTGAATGCGCCACGACTCTGGCCATCTTTGGCAAATGAAGCCCGGATGCCAGTTCCGGGTAATGGCTTTCAATCTGCCGTTGCGCCGGTGTTTTCTGCAAAGGTTTACCCGTTGCGCGGTTTCTCGGCGTCCATGTGATCGCCATCGTATCATTCGTCAGGTGAACTTTAGTCACGCGTTCACCGTTCATCTCCACCCCTGGCCGCATAGTCTGGATCACTGGTAATGTCACAGAGTTACCGCCAGCAGCCCCCTGGCTGAACTCTGACGGGATTTCTACGGAACGACCGGCAAACAATGACTTTTCTGCGCCGCCGACGTAAAGCGAACCATCAGGCAACTGGTACCAAATGTAATCCAGGATACTGAACGCCCTGCCCAGATTGTTCAGCAACTGATAACCAGTACCGTTATGGGTAAAATGTGGGATGGGGGTATCGCTGTACTGTGCATCAGGCACACTGACCGTGATCCCGCTGTTTTCTTCCAGCCAGCCCGCAATTTCACGCAAAGTCGGGTGTTGAAACGAACATGGCCACATCCTTTCAAACACACCTACCAGCTCACGAATGAACAGACGCTGAAAACCGTTTTCAGCGGGCTGCGATCGCTCCACATACCCCGTAAACCACCGCAAAAGCAGATCGGTATACCCCACATCCAGCCGCACCAGTTTTCCGGTGTAATCGGTTGTTGTCTCTGCGGTGATGAAGCCCCGGCCACAGCTGTTCAGCTCCAGTACCAGGCTGGCATCCACCAGGTGAACTTCATCCGTTGAAAGGTAAAGGCGTTTTACTGGTTTCATCATTAACCCAAAGCATCATTGACGGGCTTCAGCACCTTGCGTTCAAACCACGTCAGTTTTTCTTCATCCTCTCCGGCAGACTGGCCACCGGACTGTCCCGCACTACCGGCAGTCTGTTTTTTTGCGGTCGTCTTACCTGTTGCCCTGGCTTCTCGCTTTTCCTGCACGCTGATATGTTCCGCCAGTGTGAATGTCACCAGCCAGGACATTTTCCCGTCCTGCTGGGGTGCATCCAGCATCCCGCTGAACGTTGCTTCACGAAAATTAACAGCACGGGCAACTTCATGCGCCACGCGGTACTTCTGACGATTACCACTGGCATCGGTAGCACTGGCCAGCTCAAAAATACGCTTCAGTATTTCAGACTGTTTAAAAGGTATTTCACCGCTGATCCGCAGTTCCTTTCCCTTTGCTCCCTGCTCTGATTTTGTTGTGGCGCTGGTCTGGCCGGACTGATCTTTATCCTGAAACTGCTGTGAAACAGTCACCCGCATGTTTTTCAGCTGGATGGCCTCGCCATTAAGCGCCAATGTCGGGATCGCAGTCATGAATCATTCCCTTTATTCCATCAAGATTATCGCCAACCAGCATCATGGCAGCGGTGTAAACGGCAGACTGCTGCGGAATGTCCTTCATCAGTTCCAGTAACGTGGTGCCGGTGTCTCCGCTGGCAGTAAAAACCCACGCTCTGGCACTTTTCCCCTGTAAATCATTCAGTCCGCTGGCCACATCACTGATAAGCTGGTCACGCAGCTGCGTGAACTCGCCCAGCTGTTTTTTCAGCCCTTCGATATCAAACCCGGCACCCGCCGCCTTTTGTGCCTGGCTGATTGCCGCAGCAGATAAAGCTGCCCTGCTGGTTGGTACAGACAACGGAATGGGCGCAGGTAACGCAGCGGCGGTTTTCGCAGGGATCTGCATCTTTTCAATAGCCAGCGCTGCGGCGGATTGCGCAAGCCGTTTGACCTGCGTGAATGCCGGGGCGGGGAAAATCCCGACCAGGTTATTCAGGCTTGCCATGAAGTTATCCTGTGTCTGTCCGGTGACCATCATAATCACCATGTCCGCATTCCCCCCTGTTCCGGCCAGGCGTTCAGCAAGATAGCGAACAGCATTAACCGGGCTGAGATATGCCCCGTTCGCTGTCTGCTGTCCCAGCCCATAAATCCACGGATGCGCAGGGACGATAGAACAGTTCAGCGCAGCAACAGAATCCGTGAAGGCCAGACGTGCTTCACGCCACATTTCCAGGCACCTCCGGCCACACAATTTCCGGCGCATCTTCCGGTTGAATACGATTCAGTAAAACGCGGTATTTTTTCCATGCGGTAAGCAGCAGTGCTTCTTCTTCGGTCGCCATGTCTAAATCAACGGCATCCTGCAATGTGGTAATGGCATCATTGGCCTGTTTAAGCAGTCTTTTCTTTTCGGCGTCTGCCTCGCTGACTAATGCAATTCGCATGGCCTCCGCATCATCCACCCACGCCTTACCATTCCATTTTTGCCAGGCATTAGCCGGTGCTGACGTGGTAGTCCCTTCCGGGTAAGCGCCTGGCTCGGTTATCTCCAGCTCATTACCGTTTTCCGTATAAAACACCACCTCACCACGATGATCCTCACGGGAAATCCATCTTTGCTTCTCTGAATCAAAAATCGCCACAAATCCCGCTTTGATTGCCGGTGGCTTTATCGTGGTGCAGTTAGCTGGCAGTCCGGTATGTGCAGGAATAAAAGCGTCACCCGCACCAATAAATTCATTCGTATCGGAACGCAGGTTATAAACAGTAACTGTTTGATCGGTTTCACTCATTTTAAAAGTCATTATGCGAGTCTCACTATGTAGTTAAATGCAATATTCTTAACGGTCGTTTCTGCGTTACCCGACGCGGCGACGGTAATGGTGTGACTGTGTGCGCCTATTGCTACAGTGTGAGCATGAGCGCCGATACCTACGGTGTGATTGTGCGCGCCAATTCCTACTGTGTGAGCGTGGTTTCCGGCTGATGATGAGTTAGACGCAGATCCCCAACGTGGCACCTGATTTTGTGTGTTATTACCTGAATCAACGTAAGTTCCCCCATAATTCCTAGAATGTACGTGTGCCCCCGTTGTATTCGTCGTTTTAGTCCCATAATCAAAAGTGCTGGCTGTTTTGGTACCGTAATCGAATGAGGATGTCGATTTCGTCCCCAGATCGGTACTGGATGCACTGGCAGTGTGAGCATGGGATTTATTGCCATCATCTTCACAGGACAATACTGCGCGGCCATCTGGTTTCCCTTTGATTGTCTGGCGGCGCATATCAGGAAGAACACCCGATGGGTATGCAATAGCCAATTGCGGGCAAGCCACTGTATCAAATGCCTGTCCCTGCATGATTGCGTGACGCGCCGGTGGGATATCTGTCGGCCAGGGAAGTGGCACCCCAACAGGTACAACATCACTAATGCTTAAAACAGCCAGTTCACCCAGTTCAAGATTTTTTCTGGCTTTCGCTTTGTCGTTAACATCAGCAAGGTTTGCATCCTTACGCAAAAAATCGCTGCTGGCCTGCTGTTCTCCCAGGCTACCTTTTGGCCGTAAATCCGTGATGTTGCCATCCGCATCAATGCTGGCCACCGCAAACACATAATGCTGAACCCCGTTCTGAACGTAATCAGCAAGATTTGCAGCCACCGTGATTTTGCTCTGCACATTCCAGACACTGGTCAGCGTTCCCGTCCAGCACACATCCAGCCAGACTTTTACCGGCTTTGTCGTCACCGTAATATTCTGGTTCGCAGCCAGTGACGCACGAAGTCCAGCCACATAACCTGTGCCTTTCGTGACAAAAAACTGATTGCCGGTTTTGGCTACCAGATACCCGTTACCAAAAAACGCCGCCGCACCATAGATATCCATATTTTCCAGGCGCTGGCGCTCATCCATTCCGGCCATACGCGCAGTAAAATCAATCTGCCAGGTTTCAGCGGGCGTATTGATGCCGGTTTCTGTCTGTGCGCCGTTGTATTCCATCAGGAAAGAGCGGGTCAGGACATTCCCCTGCTGCCCTTCTGCAGTTTTCAGCTTTTGCTGGACAGGCGCATGAACAATCATCGCCAGCGTGCCGCTGGCCTTGTTAATCAGGCCGATCCAGTTAAACGAAAAATCGCCCACATCCGCACCCAGTACAACGGAGTGCACCACGGCATTTTCATTCACCACACCTTTACGGCTGACTGCCTGCCGGTGAACAATCTGCGCGGCCGGTGGCAGTGTCTCGCTGCGATCAACGGGTTGTTCTGGATTCAGTCCCGGCACGTTCGCAAAAACAAATTCGTCCAGCAGGACAGGCTCGCCAGTGGCACCCTGCAGCGCCTTCCACTGTTCAAATGCCAGTGTGATAGCTGTCTGTGACATAAAATCTCCCTATAAACCCGCGCTGAACGTCGCGCTGTCTGTTACCGTACTGTTTAACGCTGCCGGATACGCCACATATTCTCCCTGATCCCATCCCGCCCGGATGGCCAGGCTTTCAGACGTGATCACCTCAAACTGATAACGGCGACATGTTCGCCCGTACTGGCGAATTATCTGGATCAGCAACTGCGTGTTGTCCGCAATCTGGCTGTCTGTCACGCGAACCAGAATCACATCCCAGTCAATCCCCGGCTGGCGTTCCTGCAGCTCAACGTACCCAATTCCCAGCCGTTCAAAGATGTTGATAAACCCCTCAACGGAACCGGCATCCCGCGCATTGACAAAGGCATATGCCACGCGCTTACGGAACAATGCCAGCGGTTCACCGTCAAAGCGGGTAATGTCGCGGTCGTACGCCAGCAGGTTCAGTAATACCGGCGTACACGTCAGCGGATCGAACTGATTCACTGGCCACGTTACCCAGCCGTAAACCTCAGCCCAGAACCGCCGCGCCGTTTTCAGCAACTTGGCCGGCTCCCCTTTGTTCATCCAGGAAGGAAGCACCATCCCGGCCAGCTTTTTCAGGAACTCACTCATTTTCAATACCCACCGTTAACGATTTCAGGCGTGGCACACTCAGTTCGCTGGTGATATCACCCAGCGAAAAAGACAGTGATTCCGTCTGAGTAAATGTCCTGTGGATCTCCCGCCCCAGCTGAGAAAAGGAAAACCGTGAATATGGCCACGTCTTTCTGACGTCATAATCAGCATTCTCACGAAAGGCACAGCGGATCATGTTTTCAATGCCGCCCTTCAGCGTTTTCACTTCTTCGTCACTGAAGTTGTTCAGATTTTTGACATAAACCGTGACGACCAGATCGTGAAGCGTTTCCGGCATGGAATAGCACTGCATATCATCACCATGCCCGTGGTGTCCCTGCGTGTTGATATAGTCATTCACCGCATCCACGAAAGGCGCAGAGGCCACCCCGCTGTCCAGCAACAGATACGCGTTGGCGGTACCGGGTCCCCTCGGCGCTTCATGTTCAAAGAAAATCCGGTCAATACTCAGCCCTGCAACGCCGGCAATCATCGACCGGTAAACGGCGTCAGTGTGGTAATTCCCCACCAGATTGAACTGATTGCGGCAGCGTTCGCGCAGCTCGTCATCACTTTCTTCATCCGCGCCCGGTACGGTCAGCCAGTTTTCTTCGCTGGTCACGTAGCTGATACCGTCAACGGCAACCGGCAGAATGCGGTAATATCCCGGCGCAAGGTTATATGCGCCCCCGGTGCCGGTGGCTTTCACCGGCAGTAATGCGCTGGCCGTACCGGAAGCGATCACCACATCCTCACTGGTGGCCAGCTCATACACGCGGCCGTTAATGCGCTCTGTCTGGATAATCGTCCCGGCTTTCACCGTCACCACAGCTTTTGCATCTTCTTTGAAGAAGCGGATCACACCCTGTGCAGCGCTCGCCGGTTTTGCCGTGACGTTCACCGCCCACGCCAGCAGACGCAACATGCTCCCGCTGGCTGTGGCCACAAACATATTGGCCAGCACGGTGAACACCAGAACGTCTTTCAGCCACATCACTGGCGCGGTCACAATGGCGGTGATTAACCGCCAGAACGGTGACATGCGGGACGTATTGGTGATAATCCCCTCGTCAGCTGCAATCGCATTGAAGCGATCGCGAACCTCAGATTCCGTCACCGGCATCCCGCCGGCTTTCACCACTTCTTCAAAATCAACCTGGGGCTTTTCCGTCATAAGTCCACCTGATATGAAAGCGTGCCAAAATCGTATGTGCTCGCGGTCACCCACAGCCGTTTCTGGCTTTCTTCACTGATTTCCACCGTTCCCGGCACAATGCGCTCATCGTTTTCAACCAGTAATTCCAGTTGTGTAAAAATATCTGCCCTCAGTGTCGGACTGCGTTCCGCAATTAATTGCGTGGCTAATCCGCTCTCAATAATGGCGTGAATAATGTCCTGCCCGATACTTTTTCGGTTATTGCATAATTCAGGCTCATTACCGGCATTTAATGAGAAGTCACCATGCTCAATAAGCAGGTCAATATAGAGAATCCCACTCACGCATTAAGCTCCTGCCATTCCATTAGCTGGGAGGGTGAAAGCGCTTCTTTAGTATGAAAATGCACTTCACCAATTTTACGGCTGTTATCCGTTACTGATTTAGAATTACTGCTAATTGTTTTACTGATACCGCCTTTATCAACGCCTTTTAATTCACCGCCAGTAGAAAGGGTATTCGTTGTCAGTGCCGGTTGAGATTCGTTCGCCAGTGAAATATCGACGCCCGGAATTTTATTGAGCTTTCCGACAATCCAGTTCCACGATTTCAGGAACCCGCCTTTGATGGTCTGCCAGACGTTATCAAACAGGGAGACAATCCCGCTGGCCATGCCGCTTAGCGCCTGTGACGGTGAAAACCCGGTCAGCAGCGCAATAAAGCTGTTCCAGCCGTCCGTGATCCATTGCCACGCAGCGGAAAACAGGCCGGCAAGCCATTCCACCACACCAGCCACGGCGGTAAACGCTGCCGTATTCATCACCGCCGCTTTCACATCATCCCAGTGTTTAATCAGCAGATAACACCCGGCTGCCAGCAGAGCAATCGCCCCGATAACCAGCAGAACCGGCCAGCTCATCAGGTTGATGCCAATACCGGCCATAATCGCCGCCATGCGCACGGCCAGCAGCGTACCCCGCAGGAATTTCAGCGTCAGGTTCCACGCCACAACAGCTTTTGAGGCAACCCAGACCGTGGCCGTGTAAATCTTCGTGACCAGCGTCAGGGCGCTCCAGAGTCCCTTCAGTCCCACCAGGATAAATTTTGAGACACCCATGACAATATTTGTCATCGCGCCCGCTGCCGCCACGCCAAACAGCGCAAGCTGCACGTAACCAATCACCCGCGCAATGTTGGGAAACATCTGCATCCAGCGGCCGAACGTCTGCCCCATATCGGCCAGGCGGTTCAGTACCGGGTACAGAACCGGGATCAACGTCAGTCCGATCACCGTCTGAATGGCTTTAAGGATTTGTACAAAGCGATCCCACGGCTTGACCAGCTTCCCGGCCATCTCCTGTGTACGCTTCAGCCCGTCAGAGCCGCCCAGTTCGGTGATATTACGCTGCAGTAACGCCACATTGCCGTACAGGTGTTTTATCACCGCTGAACTGTCACCAAATGCCGCATCCAGCTCCGCCTGGGCTTTCAGGTTCCCTTCCAGGCTTTTGCCGTATTTGCCCTGCAGCTTGATCAGCATTTCAGGCATGGACAGCATTTTGCCGGTGGAGTCCGTGAAGGACAGCCCCAGCTTTTTAGCTCCCTCCATCGCGCCGGTCATGAAACCTTCATAAGCGCTGCTGGCTTCTGTCCCCAGCGTACGATTTAGCTGTCCCAGCACCGCCAGCTGTTCATCCAGCCCGACGCCGTAGTTAGTCCCGACACCCCGCGCCCCTTCCATCAGGTCTTTGATGGTACCCATTTCGGTACCGAAGACCTTGCGCATATACACCATTTTTCCCGCCAGTTGCTCGGCGAACTGGACTTTACCCAGCCGCGCCGCATCGGCGGAAAAGTTACCGTACATCTGCCCCATGAACTCCGCCGTGTCGGCGGATGTGGATTTCAGGGCAAACGCCAGCGTATTAGCGACCTTCGTCACTTTCGGCAGCTCGCTGGCGGTAAGGCCGGCAATGGAAGCGTTAATGTTCTCTGTGGATTTGACGAACTCCACCGCGCTGGCACCGTAGGTCATGCTGAACCGGAGCGCGTCACGCTGTACGGTCTTTAATGCCTGATTATCAATCCCTTTTGCGGCGGCATCATTCAGCGCGTCGTACATTTCGATAGCCGGCGATAACGCGCCTTTTATGGCCATCCCCGTACCGGCCAGCCCCAGCACGCCGCCGCCAATCTGCGAAAAGGCCGCTTTTGATTTTTCCGCAAAGCCGGTGACGCTGCCCTGCGCCTGTTTTAACGGGCGCGTCAGCTTATCAATCAGGCTTAATGTAAAATCTAACTGTTTCATTCCGTGCCTTTAAATGCAGTGCTGATTCCGTTAGCAACCGCTATTCGCATATTTTCCCAGTGGCGATTATCCAGCCAGATGGCAGCGGAAATATCATCCACGGAATCCTGACCGTGTGGTAAATAATGGCGACGTAAAATTAAATACTGTTCGAGTCCGTTCTGTTCAATTGCCCGGACTCGTTTTGTCAGTTTTTTACTTCAATTTCCAGTTCTGGCGCATAAAGCTCATTCACTTTCCCGGCAAGCTGGAGCGCTGCGCCCGGACGTTTCAGAATATCTTCCAGCGCCTCTTTACTTTCAGCAGACACAATGCGCACAAGATAATTGTGTGCAGGTGCCACTTTATTATCCATCGCCATTTCGTTGATGAACTTATTATAAGCAGTCTGATTCGGTTCAAAGGTGATTTCTTTTTTGCATACAACCAGATTAATTTTTTCCATAAATAACGTTCTCTCTTAAATTAATTTCATCAACAAGTGCGTTATGCCGTGCAGCACACTGCCCGTATAACTCCAGATAAAGTGTCAGTAATTCCGCCGCATCTTTTCCCTGCGTTCCACTCAGGCGCGGCAGCTGCGTGGCGCATTTAGTTTTCAGGTTTTCCTGATAACGTACGTTCGGTACTGGTGACGGCGTCGTTGTACATGCGGACAAAGTCATCAGACAGACACTTATTAGTAAATACCGGCTTAACCACTTCCGTGCGGATTTCACGCGGTGGCGCATTTTTCAGTGCCTCCAGTTTGTCTTCCAGCCGGCGACCGGATGAACCGGCAATTTCAGCCAGTTGTTCCCCGGTCGCGGTGACCGCTTTTGAGACAGTCAGATCAACACTGTCCCGCTGCCAGCCGGCCGTTTTCCAGCCGGCTATAAATGCCAGAGCAAGAGTGAATAACCAGCCTGACACGACGCGATCCATCAGCGCACCCCGTTATGTTCCAGGCTGAAATGATTACCATCAGGGCGGGATTTGAAGCGACCGCCCCATGAACCACCCAGCGATTCCCAGTATTCACCCAGCGGCAGATACGCCGCGCTGTCGGTCTGATACTGGCCATTAATGAACAGATTGAAGTCCACGGCCAGACGTTGCGTGTGCAGACTGCTGGAAATGCCGCTGCCTTTTTTCGCGTTCAGTGCAGCCTGTTCCGGGGTACGGTAAGCCTCACCAAACGTCAGCCGGTAGCCATGTTCTTCAGCCCACTGGATCAGATTTGCCACCATAACGGTAAAGAGTTGCTGTTTTTCGCTCAGAGTCATTTCCCTGTCCCTTTATCAAAAATCCCTGTAAAACCCCGCTTACGCAGCCAGGCTTCCACCGCATTCTGCCCCAGGATACCCAGCGCAGAGCCAAATCCGGCTAATGCGAGCGGGTGAATATCCGGGACAAAGTACAGCGCCACCCCGGCAATCAGTGACAGCCCGCTGCCCACAATGACACGCCCCGCCACCAGACGAAGGGTGATCGGTTCATCACTGTTAAGCAATTTACCCAGCGCAATCAGCGCCCCCATGACTGCCAGTGCAATGAACCCCTTTTCGTACTCCTGCATCCCTGCTGCCTCTTATCCAATCAGGTTTTCCGTGGCTTCCGCTTCCAGATACGGCACACCGTTGATGTTGACGAACTTCGGACTTGTCACGAAGTATTTGATTTTATGCGTGGACACACTGCCACCCTTCGGATCACCATCCAGAACGCTGTTGAGCTGCAGCTTGTTACCAAAGGTTTCCACTTTCATTTCTTCGCTGCCGGCTTTGGCGTAAAAAAGGAAGTCAACCGGAGGAATGCCACGCCATGACCCCGCTGAACGGGCTTTGGCTGTCAGAACCTGCAGCACTTTGGAGCTGACTTCAATTTCACCCTCGGCGGCAACGTCACCGTCCACATACCCGTCAGGAACACCGCGCGTCTGTGCGGCGGCGCTGTTATCGGTAATATCCAGCGAAATTTTTTCAATGTGGATCAGGTCACCGTCCAGATAGATATCAAAGGACATCCCTGAAATACGTTTGGTCATGCGCTGGCCTCCAGACTTGCATCCAGTAACAGACTGATGGTGATCTGCAGCGGTACTTCATACGTACGCACCACAATGTAAATATCCACCGCCTTTTTGTTCTTCCAGACAATGGTCACGTCACCGTCCTGTGGAGGTTTCACCTCGCCCGGAAATGACACGCCGTTAATGCTGGCCGCAGTGGACATTTCCCGCAGCGGACGGGCAAACAGCGTCTGGTGTGCGGCAATACTGCCCGGTGTACTGTTAAGTGAGCGATCGGCAATCTTACCGATGGCCAGCAGACGGACGCGGCGTGCTGCCTTATCCACAATACGCAGCGTCTCAATGGACTGGTAATCGCCGCCCTCAACGTCCAGCGTGCGCCCGTCAGCCCAGTAAAAGCCGTCATAGTCCGGATACCACATCGGCACGCTGTAGCGCTGTGCCTCCAGCGCCTGAAGGGTCGCCAGTTCCAGCGTTTCGCCGGCACCGTCTTTCGGCAGTTCATCACTGCCCATGCTCAGCAACGCGCCTGTTTTCACCCGCGCCGGACTGTCGGCGATGGTGACAGCACGGTTGCAGAGACGACCAGCCAGCACGCCCGGTTCATTCCCCCAGAGACGGGGTACCAGCTGTACCGCTTTTTCCGCAATACCTTCCTGAAGAGTGGACAGACGCACCAGATAATCCGCCTGGGCTTCATCCTGCTGCATCCCCTGAACCGCCAGAATGAACCACACCCAGCGCCCGTATTTAGCAATCAGTTCAGATCGCAGCGTTGCCGCCTGGTTAATCTGCGCTTTCGCGGCCACATCATCAGACAGCACCACACCTTCCACCGAACAGGAGAGCTGTGCGGCCTTAACGGCATCCACCCATGCCCCCGGCTCGCTGTCTGCGGCCAGCACATGAACAAATCCCCACCAGTTCTGGCCGGCGTTCGCCAGTGCGGCCAGCACATCACTTTTTAACGGGCTGTCACCCTCGCCCAGCAGCGCATCAAAATCACTCTGTGCGTTAACTGCCAGCGTCTTACCTACATTTTTGGTTCCCGTGCCGATAAACAGCAGCGTGCGCTCCACTTCCGTGGTTTCACCCAGCAGCTGATTTACCTGGTTTACGGTCACAATTGGCCAGGTCATGCTCTCCCCCTGATATCCTGCGCGTTAACATCCCAGCCGAACCCGATAGCCTGCAGCTGTCGCGCCAGCGCTTTGTTAAAATCATCCTGACCTATCCCCAGAAACGCCCTGGCAGGTAAATCAATCTGCCAGGACGTTTTGACCGGTTTGTCCTCCAGTATCCGGATAAGCAAACCTACCTGTCTGGCGGTCATCCTTTCCTGTATTTCCTTATAACCGGGCTTACGCCAGCGCTTACCGCGCCTGACTTTATACCCGGCCTTGCGCAGACGTTTCGCCTGTCGCAGTGATGCAGGCTTGTCCCCCTGCTCACGGCCTTCCACCTGCTTACGGTTGACGGTCACGCTCATGCCGTTCTGCTGGACATACCCCACCACGCCGGCGGGCAGATTTCCCTTCGCATTCCGGTAATGACCACCGGCCAGATACAGCCTGACCGACTCTGTTTCAGGCATTTCCCGGATGCGGATCAGTTTCGGCATATTGCGCAACATTTTGCCTTTACGCCGGGTCTGTCGCGCCTGCCACTTATCACCCTCCGGCGACTGCTGATTGCGCACATTACGCTTTGCTGCAGCTTCCACGCCGTATTTCGCCATACGCCACAACAGCCGGCGACGTTTCGCAGAAGGTAAATCCAGTTTTTTCAGCGCCTCCTGGAGCTGGCGGAACTGTTCCTTGTTCAGCTCGCCATTTATCATTCCTGCCCCTCACTGACCGGAATCACCGTCACCTCATCAGCCGTCCAGACTTCGGGGTTTGCCAGCTTCCAGCGCTGGCCATCAAACGGGATCTGGCCTTTGGGATCGGGAACCAGATTAAGTTCCTCCACCATTGGCAGCGTCACCACCATGATGGCGGTTTCCTGGTCGATGGTTTCGATATCAAATTCCGGCAGCTCGGCGTCAATGCCGGTTTCCTCAAAGAGCGTGCGCTCATCCTGGCAAAGCCACGACATAAACAAAGCCATCAGGATTTTGGGATCGTACTCGCGGTAGGGATAACGCTCCCACGTCAGCACGGCGTTATAACGGATGATGGCAATACGGTACTGCCCCAGCCCGATGTCCCGCTGTGCCGGGATGAACGCGATCTCGTCCATCTGGCTGTCAAATCCCTGCATTGCCCGTCTGGGCATGTTCGCAATGAGAAAATCGGTTAATGCCGTTAACTGGCTCATATCATGGCCACCGTAATGCGTTTCAGCCCTTTGATGCGGCGTACTGCCAGTGTGGACTCTGCAATCAGGCTGGAGCGGGTTTCGTCACTTTCCTGCCCCGGATGGCTCTCACGGCGACCAACAGACGCAAATTCGCCCATCAAATCAGCTTTGGCACGTGCATATACCGCTTTGCGATAACGGGCGCACAACAGATTTTCGCCGTCAATTTCCACGCCCGGAACGTCCGCCGCGCGCTCATGGCCAGCATTGCGATACCTTGCCGCCACACTGACCAGATCATCATTGATTTCGCCGGCTGCAGTCAGCAGTGCCTGGCGGATGGTGGCCACATCAATATCGGCCGGAATGGTGCGCTGGGACTGAAAATCCTTCACGCTCAGGTCAGGCCAGAAGCCATCATTCGTCAGAGTGGCATCGTCAAAATCAATTGAAGTTCCGCTGAACATCCTGTTTCTCCGGAAAAAAGCGGGCTGGCCGGTTTCCACGGGCGATACGCTTATGCGATCCCCTCCACCGCGCCCGCTTTCGGGTCGGTAGTCTTACTCGCCGCGTTTTGCGGCCTGAATCTCACCTTCTTCAAACCACGCATCAGATGCGCGACCGTCAGCAGTCTGATAGTGGATCAGATACTGATTGCAGCTGTTGGTGTACTCCGCACGGGCTTTGATATGCCCCTCTTCGCCGCTAATGGAAACTTCAACAACCTGGCCTAACTCATGCTTAAACGACATATCAAACTCCCGTAGACTATTTTTTCAGCGCCCGCAGACGCGCAGCAATACGCTGCAACATCGTGCCGACACCACATTTAGGGTCGAATCCCTTCGCCTGCTCCAGCAGTTCCTTAGCCCGGAGCAATACTTCCCTGTCTTCCGTTGCCGCTGCGCGTGGCTCTCCGTTTTCATCGCGTAGCAGGTGCAGACCGGCAAACTTCAGGTATTTGGCCTTAATGACCTCATACACATTCCAGTGCTGCGTCACGTTTTCCAGCGTACGGCTGAAGTACGGCTCCACTTCATGCCCCTGTACGGCTTCCGCTTCCGCCCAGGACAACACCGTATCCGCCACAAACACCGGGAACGTACTGCCGAACGCGGCCGGGGTTTCCTGCCCCCGCTGGATTGCCACATCCGCCCAGTCCAGCGCCTGGTCAAACTGGCCTGTATCAAACAGCCAGACGACACACCAGGCAAAAACAGGATTCTGTTGCACACTGTCACCTTCCAGCCAGGATTGCGCGGTCGGCATCCAGCGCGGTAACAGCACATCACGCTTAAACTCCATGCGCTCAGCGCGGCTTTCAATCGCTGCAGCTGCGACGACATCTTTCTCCAGCGCGACAATCTGAATATGCAGGCTGGTTTCCGTGTCCAGAGACTGCTGCTGTCGCAGTAACCGCTCCGCTTCAATTCGTGCGCTGTGGCGCTGTGCCGGTGACAGTTGCATTAAATCCCCCTTACTCGCCTGCCGGAGGCGCGACAGGTGCCCCGATAGTTACCGCACTTTCATCAAACGCGGCGTACAGTTCCGGATACTCAACCGCATAACCTTCGTTACGCAGGTATTTGTTTTCGTACTGTTTACGGTCTTCCACAAACTCTGCCTTGCGCTGGCGCGTGCCGCGCTGGGTGTAGATGTGCAGGTTCGGCAGCGTGGTGACGATCATACGTTTGCCCGGCATAAACGGCGGGACGTAAGCCGTGCGGCCGGCGATACTGTCAGACAGCAGCTGTGCGGCAATCTTCTCGGTCGGCTTATCCGCTTTCTGGTACAGGCGGAAAGATTCAGCTGCCACAAGGTCAGCGCCGACAAGAACCACCAGACGCGGGTCATTACGGTACTGTGCCGGGATTTTGGTATTGATAAGATCGGAAGCCATTGCATCCAGCGACACGTAATCGCCTTTCCCGTCACCGTCCAGCACCACCGCATCAGTGATGATCTGCTGGCCGTCCTTCCACTCTTTGACGATCTGATGCCAGCCCTTGTTCACATCCTCGCCGTTCGGGTTGGTTTCCGCGTTCGTGGTTTCGGCTACTTTGGTACCGTTAAAGCCGATACGCAGCATATCCAGCGCAAACGCCTGATTGGTGAACTCCTGAACACGCTGGAAAAACTCGTTTTCATCGCCGGCGTTCGCCCAGACAGAAAGCAACTGCCAGGTGAGTGCGGCGCATGAGTCAGTCTCGACCAGACTGTAATCATTACCACTCACGCCCACTTTCTTACGGAAGCGGCCATCCAGCACACGCCCGGTATACAGGCCAGAGCTGCCAACCGGAACCACCTGCCCCTGCAGCTGATCGACATCGGCAACGGTGATCAGATTCAGGAAATCAGACTGCTCCATCAGCGCATTGCGCAGCTGGGTTTCTTTGGGGTCGGTGAGTGCAAACCAGCGTTCACTGTCGGTCGCCCCGTAGGATTCACGCAGCCCGGTGTGATACTGAAGCAGGAACTCACGGGCTTTCGCATTTAATTGCATATTCTTTTTCCTTAAAGAAAAGTAGTGTTATCCCTTACAGGAAATTGAAGCCTTTTTTGCCCTTGCTGAATTTCTTGTCCGGCAGTTGAGTAACTTTGTTATTCAGCTTGCTGAAGTTTTTCACCAGCTCCGGCAGGTTCCCCACCAGACGCGCAAAATCTTCGGTGTCCACCACTTCCTTCACTGTGTCCACATCGTCCTGCACATCAGATACCGCTTCTTCCGCCTCACCCAGACGGGTTTCAATAGCAGATACGCGCTTATCAATGGCATCCAGCGCTTCAGCCAGCGCCTGTAAGGCATCAGACTGTGAAGGTTCCTGCTCCGGGGTCTGCTCCGGTTCTTCGATACTGAAAAAATGGCGCCAGCCCTTTTTCGCTGTCTTTGACATTCCCTTTTCCTTTTTAAATTCCCTGACTTCATCAAACGCCAGCGGCTTGTATGGTCCGATGCGTTTTCCCCTGGTGCGGCTGAAACGTAACCGTGTGGTGCTTACCCCGGCCGGACTGTCAGTAATGGCCAGTCCCTCAAGATAGGTTTTCCCGGTATTTCTGAAATTGCCGTCCGGTGTAAACTCCGGTGATAAAAATAAAAGCTGACCGTCTGCATTTGCCTGTAGCAATGAAATCGCCGGACAGAGGCGGGCATATAAACGAAGAATACCTTCATCATCTCGCTCGGCTTTTACTTCCAGCACCTCCCCCATATTCCCGAAATTACGGGAATGTTCCGGCCATAACAGCGCGGTATACAAAGAGGGGTCATATAATTCAGCGGCATCAAGCAACCATTGTTCTTCAATAAATCGCTTATCAACCGTTTCACCCGCAGTGGCGATACAAATCCAGTTTGTTGCCAGTTGTGAACCTGACATATTGCCTCCGTTCATGCTGCGGTTTTCAGTATCGCCAATAAAATTAACCGCCGCATTCACTTCATTTCGGATATAGGCTATTAGCCGAACACATCAGAAATAAAGCGGGATTTAATATACAAACGCCCGTGCATAATGTGTGCATGGCTAAATATTCAGAAGAATTAAAAGGCGTTGCGCGGGCGCTTTATTTAAAACGCTATACCCCGCAGGAAATTGCCAGCGAACTTAATCTGCCTAACAGACGCATTGTCTATTACTGGGCGGAGAAATATTGCTGGGCGGAATTACTCAGTCATGAATCCACCGAAGATGCATTAAACCGTCGCATTCAGTCACTGACATTACGTGAAGGGAAATCGGAGCTGGAGCTGCGGGAGCTGGACAGTCTCGTTTCTCACCTGGTGAAACTACGTGCACAGCACAATAAGCATCAGGAAAAGCTGGCAGAAATTAAACACAGTGAAAATGATGCGCCGGCGCGCCAGTCCGGTGGCGACGAAAAGTCCCGGAAACGTGGCAAGTACAAAAAGAACGACATCAGCGGGCTGACACAGGAAGATTTTGACCGGTTCGCGCTGGAGCACCTTTTCGGCTACCAGAAACACCTTCGCGCTAATCTTCATCAGCAAATCAGGAACATCCTGAAAAGCCGCCAGATTGGTGCAACCTGGTATTTCTCAATAGAAGCCTTTGAGAATGCGGTAATGACAGGCGATCCGCAAATCTTCCTGTCTGCATCAAAGGCTCAGGCTGAAGTATTCCGCAGCTATATCGTCAACATTGCGGAGCAGTATTTCGGCGTGGAGCTGACAGGAAACCCCATCCGCCTCTCCAACGGCGCGGAGCTGCGATTCCTGTCCACCAACAAGAACACCGCCCAGTCATACAGCGGCCATCTGTACTGCGATGAATATTTCTGGGTACCCAACTTTGCAAAATTAAACGAAGTGGCCAGCGCGATGGCCACACACGACAAATGGCGAACCACCTACTTTTCCACCCCCAGCAGCAAAACGCACCAGGCATACCCGTTCTGGACAGGTGAAGAATGGAAGCGCGGTGACAAAAAACGTGCACGCGTACAATTTCCCACGGAGAAGGAGCTGCGTGACGGTGGACGGTTATGTCCTGATGGTCAGTGGCGCTACATCATCACGATGGAAGACGCGATCGCAGGCGGGTTTAATCTCGCCAGCATCGGGAAACTGCGCAACCGCTACAACCGCGACACTTTCAACATGCTGTATATGTGCGTGTTCGTGGACAGCAAGGACAGCGTATTTTCGTTCTCTCACGTGGAACGCTGCTGTGTTGATCCGGATATCTGGGAGGATCATGACGAAAACCTGCCCCGGCCGTTCGGCAATCGTGAAGTGTGGGCGGGCTATGATCCGGCTCGTAGCGGTGACACCTCCACCTTTGTGATTATCGCGCCGCCGATAGTGGCCGGCGAAAAATTTCGTGTGCTGCGTGTATTTCACTGGCAGGGGATGAACTGGAAGTGGCAGGCGGCACAAATCAAAAAGCTGTTTGGTCAGTACAACATGACTTACATCGGCATTGATATTACCGGACTGGGGAGCGGGGTCTTTGAGGATGTGCAGCACTTCGCCATGCGTCAGGCGGTGCCTATCCGCTATGGCGTGGAGACGAAAAATCGCCTGGTGATGAAGATGATCGACGTTATCGAAGATGGCCGTGTGGAATGGGATAAGGAAAAAACCGAAATTGCCGCCAGTTTTATGACTATCCGCCGCACGTCCACAGCCAGCGGTAACGCCATGACGTTTGTCGCTGACCGTACAGCAGAAACCGGCCACGCTGACAGTTTCTGGGCTATCGCCCATGCCATTGACAACGAGCCATTAAACTTTGAAAACCAGCGAAAATCACGCTGGGGTAACTTAGGGAAAGCAGCATGAAAAAACGGAAATACAGGGAACGCCGCACCGCCAGCAAGCCGCGCCATATGAGCCTTATTACCCTGGGTAAACCGGAACCCATTCTGACGACCGGCACAAACTACACAGACGTCTGGTATGACAATGAAGCGGAACACTGGACGCTCCCGATTGACCGGCTGGCGCTGGCGCAACTGGTGAACCTGAACGCGCAGCACGGCGGTGTGCTGTATGCCCGTCGCAATATGGTGACGGCAAACTATAAAGACGGCGGACTGACGCATGAACAGCTTGGTGCAGCCGTGTTCGACTGGCTGACCTTCGGTGATGTGGCCATTCTGAAAGTGCGTAACGGCTGGGGGGATGTGGTGGCACTGTACCCGCTGCCGGCACTCTATACCCGCCAGCGTAAGACCGGGGAGTTTGTGGTACTGCAGCAGGGTGAACCGATGATTTATCCGCCTGAAGATATTATTTTTCTCAGGCAGTACGATCCGCAACAGGCGATTTATGGTCTGCCAGATTATATCAGCGGTATCCATTCTGCCCTGCTTAACGGTGAGGCAACAATTTTTCGTCGGCGTTACTACCATAACGGCGGACACACAGGTGGTATGATCTACTGTAACGACCCAAATATGACTGATGAAGTGGAAGAAGAAATTATTCAGAAGCTGGAGCAGTCAAAGGGGATCGGGAACTTCAGCACCATGTTTGTGAACATCCCCAAAGGCGATCCGGACGGCATCAAATTTATCCCGATTGGTGATATCAGCGCCAAAGATGAGTTTCAGAACATCAAGAGCATCAGCGCCCAGGACGTACTGACCGCGCATCGATTCCCGGCAGGACTGGCGGGGATTATCCCGACGAACGGCGCAGTAATGGGAGATGTTGAGAAAGCGGCCAAAACCTACCGCAAAGCAGAGATTTTGCCCATTCAGCGCATGTTTACCGCCGCAGTGGAACAGGAAAGTGATGTACCGCCCCACCTGTACCTTAATTTCCTGAAAGACAGTGAGCTGGAAGGTGATTAATGTCCGCAAAAAGGCTAAAATATCATCGTTTTCCAACTTCCGGAGCGATGGATATGCGGGTAATGAAGGTTTACTGTCCGGTATGTGAGGCAAGGGCTGTTATCAAAAAAACAGCCCGAAAACACAAGGAACTGTCGGATTTATATTGTGCGTGTACCGATGTTGAATGTGGTCACACTTTTGTGATGAATATGACATTCTCACATACCATCAGCCCCAGCGCCAAATCCTGCGATGCGTTGATCGCCACTATCTGCAACAGCCTTGATATGCAGCAAAAACAGCTGATGCTCAAGTTTTTAAGTCAGGACGGCACAGCAGCTGCTTAGAAAAAGGCACCAACTGGTGCCTTACTTTTTACACACTGGCCTCAGTCTTAATAAAGGCAATGCCATCTTTAAGAAATGCGTGATAATTTCTTCCACTTAAAGGAGAGCAAACCAAAGCTGTAAATGGCAATAAGGCATCGACAATATTAGCAAACTGCTCAAAACTGACTTCAAAATGTTCCATCGTCAGTTCATCAAAATCAGTCGTTTCATAAAGTTCATCACCGATATTAAACATCCCCATCAGCAATTCCTCATACGAATAATAATCCTGTTTCATAAGGCGTTCTCTTTTTCACCACAAAACGGGCAATATGCCATCGCAACACTGCACTCCAGATGAGTAAGGTTCTTTGCCATGTCACCATTTTTCTTTTTCGCCCTGAATGCCATCTTATAGCGCATATTTACATGAATACGACCACTAGAAAGAAAAAATACAGAGTTATCCCACCCCGTCTCGAATCCCTCAAATACTTCCGCTCCTTCAGGTACTTTTTTCAAGCAGACGAGTTTTAACTGCATTACCGACATGTTTTAAGCAATCACACATAGAACTTTCCTCCTACTTTTCTCTATTAAATATCCAGCAGCGGAATGTTTCCGGCATCCGTTGCATATCCCCTTTACCACGATTATGGCGCTCACTTACCGCGCTGCGCGTGGTACTTTGTCTGATGAACCGCCGTTCATTACCGTTTTTAAGCAGCTTTTTAATTTCCGTTAATGTGAACGGAATACGCTGCCGGTGTGCTGCGGCTACCTCTTCCATGTGATTGAAGTTAACCGCGATTTCATTTTCATCTGATGAATGATTGATGCCATAAGGTGCAAGTTCATCCAGGTAATCAAACAGCTCCCAGAATTCCTGCACCAGAGGGTGATCCTTTTTAAGCGCCTGACACCGTTCCACGGCCAGCGCGGTAATTGCATCGCGGGTCTTCTCAATACGTTCCATCGGTACTGGTACAACCAACGCCAGCGCATCCAGCAGACCAACCAGTTGCGCGTGGTTTTTGGCGATACGAATATGGCGAATACTGGTATTGGACTCCAGCTCACTACGGGCGCGTTCGTAGCCCTGACCGAACACCTTCATGATTTCTTTTTCACGCATGGTGGCCAGCAGTGTGAACCCGGATACCTGACTAACGGGTATCTGTTCAAGCCGTTCGGCGGCGTAGCGGGTCTGAATGGACTGGCCGCGCTTGTCGGTATAGATGTGGATGATACGCTCCAGAAAGGCCTTGCTGCCGTCTGTGTCGGCATTTTGCGCTATCACAATGCTTCCCCTGAATGGCGGCTCATACGTCTCGTTATTGTTCGATTTGATACCCACGGCACGGGAGGCACGACCGTTATACAGTGATTTCAGCTCGTCCCAGTCAAAAGCGCGTTGTTTAGCGTTATCCGTGGTGCGGTCGCCCTCAATCAGCACAACCGGAAGGTTGCCAACCTGGGCAAAGTTGCGTCCACGCGCTGCGGCTGTTGATTTAGAAGGATCAAACCCTTCGTATTCCTCACGGCCGGCGAGCTTCCAGAGAAATTCTATCAGCGTGGATTTACCTGTCCCCGGCTCGCCCACGATTTCCAGAAACGGAAATGACTTGTCACGCTCCCGGATTTGCTCAGCGAACAGCGACCCCAGCCAGAACGCCAGCGCCACATACCCTTTTTCACCAAACGCTGTCCAGATATCGTCAACCCAGCCCGTGGTGAATTCGTTCAGCTTCGGATTCAGATCCAGCGCCGGCGTGAGGCTCAGGCTCTTAACGCTGGCGCTGTTGATTTCGAAATAATCCTCGTCGTTCATCTCATACAGCCGGCCATCACACACGGCCACACGGTTAAATAGCCAGGCGGCATAATCTTTGTTGTATCCAATGAAATTCTGCGTCTTAACTTCTTTGATTTCAGGGAGGCGCATCTGGATGAACTTATCCAGCTGTTTGGTACTGCCGGTATACACCGCCCCCTTGGCGATATGCAGAAGACGCTTTTTGAACTCGGCGGAACTGGTGAGCTGATTAGCCGTAAAAGTATCTTTCACGGCTGGCCGGTTCGGCATACTGACCTTCACGTAATACCAGGACTCGTCTGTAGGTTCAGACCGCTGGAAATAAAGCGGCGTCAGCCAGCAGTTGGCAATTTCGGTCACACCGCCTGACTCTTTAACCGCCCGTTCTTTTGCCTCCCACTCCATCACCACTTCGGTACCGGTATTGGTGATGCGCTCATAGGCTCGCATGTACCTGTCCAGATCCAGCTCAAACCAGTACATGCGGGAACCATGTTCGAAATAAAACGAGTGCCATTCATTGTGCTGATGCATAAGAAGGGCTTTCTCAGTCGGGCTTTTTGCCAGAAGGAGATCGCCATAGTAGCGATAATTTTTAATGTCCGACTTACTGAACCGGTTACGTAACAACAGGTCATTCCAGTCCAGCGATGCCGATGATTTCACCGGCTGCGCGGCACGGGTTTTCCATCCTGCAGCATCACTACGGGCAGCGAACGCCAGCGTGTGCTTTGTGCCGGCTTTATCGCCGTCAAACGCCCATACAAGACGTGGACGTGGTTTTTCACCCAGTTCTTTGGCCAGCGAATCCAGTGCGGCCAGCGGATAGTTGTTACTGCTCAGTGTGGCAACTGCAGGAAACCCTGCCTGGCACAGACTCAGTGCGTTGAAGATTCCCTCAGTGATCCAGATTTCATCCACTTCCAGCAGGTTCACAGAAGGCGGAACCCACCAGTGACCAACATAGCTGCCTCTGATGTTCGCTTTCTGCTTACCAAAGCGCTGCGGCTGGTCAATGATGCGCTCCCATGTTGCACCGCATGACAGCGAAAATCTGACCGTTGCCGACCCCATGCCATCCTTCACGAACGCGCCCTGAGTAAAGCAACCTTTTAGCGGTTCAGTATCCAGCCCCCGCGCCTCACGCAGGTACGCCTCAGCAGCGGCATGTGGGGTTTCAGGGGTGTCCTGGTACCGCTTAGACCAGTCCTCAAAGATTTCAGGATACTGCTCTTTGACAACGACCTGATGGCCGCAGTTGTTTTCACGGCCGCACTTCAGTATCCAGGGCTTTTCTATACTGGTGAATAATTCGCGTTTATGGCATTTAGGGCAAACGCCCTGCTGCAAATATTTATCCCGTTCTTTAAATTCAAAATCCTGAACGAGCCGGCGCACAACGTCCTGCTGTATTGTGGCATTCATAATTAATCCAGATGTAGAAAGGTATAAAAGGCAAAAAACTATATTCGGTATTGTTTGTTATATCGCTCATGCGTCATTAACTCCCAATGCCGCCCCCTATCTTTACTCAATAATCGCCAGCGATAAGAGACATGCACAGAAAAATAATGATGCGGTTTTATAACCTGATATACTTTTTTGCCGCTGTAATATTCCGTCAGCACAGAAAATGCCTTTGCTATGACACTTTCACTTGCATGAGAGGTCACTGTAAGCATCGTCATTTCACACTAGCTATTTTTACAAGGTACATCCAGACATAAGAAACAACTTTAGCCTGATGAATGGCATCATATAAAGCGTGATGTTTAACACCATCAAACTTAATAATATTACGAACATTCAGCCCAAGTGTTTTTGAAAGTTCAACAACCGTTCTTACATCACGGTCATTCCAGTAGTACCAAAGTGGATCGGCAAACCCGCATTTATCTGATGCATTACGTAAAATAACATTGTCGAACGCCGCACCATTCCCCCATACCTGCACTTTAGATGGGTCAGAATGCTCAGTAATAAAGGCTTCCAGATTCGCTAAAGCCAGAGGCAAGTCCAGGCAATCATCATTAAGCAGCTCGCTACGCGCTTCGGCATCCTGACGCATCCACCATAATACGGTTTCTGAACCCATAGTGAGACCGTGGCCTACACAACTGCCCAGGCTGACACGTTGATAAAACTGCTCACCCATTTCGCCAGTTTCAGGGTCAAAGAACACAGCACCGATAGAAGCAATCGCAGAAGTCGGTTTATTATCCATTGTTTCAAGGTCAATCATTAAATGTTTCATATCGGCTCCTTAACGTTGGGAAGCTGCAACAGATTTAAGATGCGAGTTATTACTTTTTAACGCTGTGGTAGCAAGCGACATAAGGCCGGAAATTTTATTTTCAGTTGGTATATTCCCACCAAACACCATAAGCGTAATCTTGTGCAACTCTTCAAAATCATCACTGTCGTTATTAAAACGGGCAGTAGAAGTAATTCCCTCAAGACATTTCGCAAGCTGGATATTCAATTCCATTAACTGCAAGCCATCGCTATGGACAGAGAACGTTTCTTTTTCAATAGCGTTTGCCTGAGCATGGTAACTCTGCAACAGGTTACGAATAAGAGTGGCGTATTTAGTCTTCATGATAATCCCCAATAATATTTAGTTTACTAACGAGCACTTTTATCTTTCGTGAATAAACGGTTCTTCCAGTCATGCCATTCAGGCGGGGCAATTTGAGCCAAATGAAGGGCATAAGCATCCCATTCCCCCCGATGGATATAGATTTCCCCACCTTTTTTTGATGGATTTAGAGGGTCTTTCATGCGGATTACCGGCAGTTTTCCAGCCGTGGCCATTTTGCGAATTGCAGCAGGCGTTTTGCCTATATATTCGGCAAAAAGCTCAGGGGTCACCAACTCTGAAAGCGCCTTTTCTGCTGGTTCCTTCATCTGTGGTATCCTCCGTTAGTTTGGGTTCCTAGGGCGCTTTAAGTCGTTCTAGGGTTTGTTTTGGTCTTCCGCGGAAGACCTAACGCAAGGATAGTCTACACATGAATACCTCGTCAAGGACTCATGCTCAGAAATTGCGACAAATCAGGAAGGCTGAAGGGCTAACGCAATCATCCTTCTCGGAGATGATTGGCATTGCTTTGAGTACGGTTAAAAACTATGAAAGTGGCCAAAGAGAGGCAGGGCTAGCAATTATTGATGTGATACTAAAACACCCACGATTCGAAAAATACACACTCTGGTTAATGACAGATAAGACAGCACCGAGCGCGGGGCAGGTATCCCCGTCTCTCTCCCCTGATGGGCACGACAACACAACATCATCCCGTTCACCCCGAAAAACTGGCTAAACATCTGGTTTTTCTATGCGTTAGCGCAAAATTTACATAATGATTCATACATCGGAGGGCTTCGCTATGTCGATTAAGAAGCTTGATGATGGTCGTTTTGAAGTGGACGTTAGACCGCGCGGAACCACAGGAAGAAGGATTCGACGCAAATTTGACAGAAAGGCGGAAGCACAGGCATACGAGCGATATGTACTGACAAACTTTCACGATAAAGAATGGCAGGACAAACCCGCAGACAGGAGGCTTGTATCCGAGTTAATTTCTTTATGGTGGAGCTACCATGGAAAGAATCACAACTATGGTGACTCATATAAAAAGCGTCTGGAAAAAATCAACCGCGAAATGGCCGAACCCAGAGTGTACGAGCTTACCCGCAACTTTCTGATGAAATATCGTGCAGAACGACTTCATAGTGGAGTGTCCGCTGGCACGGTAAACAGGGATTTCTGTTCCATGTCCAGCATGTTCAGTTTGCTGATAGATATGGAAGAATTTCATCACGAAAACCCGTTTCGCGCCGTGAAGAAGTTACGTCTGGAAAACACAGAAATGTCCTTTCTGTCCGAAGAAGAGATCCACCATTTGCTGAATGCCCTTACAGGGGATGATCGCAGAGTTGTCGTTCTTTGCCTGAATACAGGAGCACGATGGGGTGAAGCCAGTAATCTTAAAGCTGAAAACGTGATAAGTAACCGTGTGACCTTTGTTAAGACCAAAACCGGCCCAGCTCGTACTGTTCCGATATCGAAGGAAATCGCGGACTACATCCTTACACGCAAATCGGGGAAATTGTTCGATACTGCATGTTTTACGCCATACCTTCGCAACACATTTCATGATCAACGGAGGGAATATCATCACGCTACAGCGTATTTTGGGTCATACAACAATCGAGCAAACAATGACATATGCTCACTTCGCCCCAGATTATCTGACTGA